GCGGCGTTACGATCCCACGCGAAGCGTCGCGCAGCCCACACCGCTTGGCGGTGCGCTTCCGTGACGGTTCCCGCACGGATCGCGGCGATCAGCTCCTGAGCGGCTTTCGAGTGCTCGGGTCCGTTCTTCTCGAACCACGCCTCACCGATCGGCAGCACGCGCTCCGCGAAGTCGCAGGCGAGCCCGACGTAGACGCTCTTGTCGAACGCGATGCGATGCGGCGTGATGAGCCACAACATCCACTCGCTGCGTTCGCACGCCGCCCAACACTCCGCCGCAGTCGCGAACGGTTGCGCACGCAACCATGCAATCGACTCGTCGCACGCGTGGAACGATTGCAGCTTCGCGATCAGCTCGTGACGCGTCATCGCGGGCGCACTCGGTGCCGTTGCACCCGCAGCGACACGGCTCGCGTTGGCGAGTGCTCGCACACGTTCCACCTGCTTCGCGGACAGGTCGTGGTCGCGGGTAAAACGCGAGCCGTCCGAGACGGTGACGCTACCGGTCTTCGTGACGCGAATGAGATGCGACGCAGCGCGCCGACCGAACGCGCCCACGCGGGCGGTGAAGATGATCGCGCTCATGCCGCCACCTCGTCTTCGTCGTCGAGGTCGGTCGCGTCTGCGAGGACGACGACGCTCGCGATGTCGCTCGGGCGCACCCAGCCCATACGCACGAAGCGCGGCCCGCCGAGCCCCGGCGTCGTCCACGCGAGCCCTTCGACGCCGTCGTCGAAGCGCACGTCGATCAGCGACGTCGTCCCCGCGTGCGTCGCGCGCTCGACGGTCGCCTCCACCTGGTCGCCGAACGCGCCGAGTGCGAATCGCACGCGCTGCCCAGCTTCGATGCCGGTGAGCGCGCTCATGACGCCCTTCGATTGGGCGTGCTTCGCCTGAAGCGCCAGCAGTTCTACGTCATCGCGGGTCCGTTGTGCCTGGTCCATGGTCTCGCCTCCGAGCCCAGAAGCTACAGCGTCAACGCTACAGCGTCAACAAGGAATCGACATGGCGACGCAAATCGCGCGAGACTCCCGTATGCGCACACGCTTTGGAGCCGCCTTCGTATTGCTCATCACGGCCTGTTCGTCAGACGAGAGCGCCACAGGTCTCCTCCTCATCCAAGGATCGGAAGTGAGCGACCTGGCCGACGCGGCGGACTGTTCGTGCTTCTGGGCCGCGTACGAATACCCGTCTGAGCAGGCATGTGTATCGGACAACATTGCCCCGTTGACCGCCGCGGAGGAGCTCTGTGTCCTCGACGTCGGTGCGCTGTACCCTCGGTTCGAGGAACTCACCGCCTGCCGGCTGTCTGTCGAAGGTCAGCGATACGACTGCTACACCGACCACGCCGAGACTTGTGACCCGGCTGGGTTTGATGCGTGTGACGCAGCATATGACGCGGCGTACCCATGCGCCGACGCGGAGCCGTGTCACATGTTGACGGGCACGAAGAAGGCCGACTGCGATCTCGACCGCGCCCAGCTATTCGCCGACGTTGGCGACTGCTTCGGCTTCTAGCGCGCCGCGCGCTTCCGGATCTCCGTAGCCATCGACACCGGGCTCGAGCGTATACCCGCCAGCGCCAACGCGTACCACTGCGGCCCCGGGTGCTGAACGGCGAACCGGACGCTTGCAAGCGTCGCCAGCTCGGCGTCGGTCACGTCGGCCGGCGCCATGCGATCGCGCCATTCCCCCAGCTCCGGAGGTGGCGCACCCACGTCCGCTTCGCGGACACCACGAATGATGAACATCAAAGAGCTCCCCGCTAGGACCGCGACCCGGTCCACAAACGCAACGCGCGGCTCGCTGCCATTCTTCCATGCAACGACGGTCGTATTTGCAACCCCGAGCGCTCTTCCGAGGCTGCTCATGCTGTAGCCAGCGTCGAGGGCGACCTGAACCAGGCGCGGTCCGATGTCGGGCCTTTGCGGGGTTTCGCTCTTCATCTCCGTAGAGTGCACGCGCTGTATCTAGGTGCAATCGCACGCCTGGATTAACTAAGTGCCTTGACGCTGTAGTGTCAACCATGTAGCGTTGGTACATGGATCTCGACACCTATATCCGTAGGCAAGGGTACGGTGAGCACGCGCGCATCGCGAAAGAAGCGGGGGTTTTCTACACGACCATCGCGGCTATCCGACAAAGGCGCTCGGTTCCGAAGTACGCGACTGCCGCGAAAATCAGCGCCGCCACCAACGGCGCCGTCACCATCGCAGACCTCTGCGAGCCCACCGCCCCGAAGCGCAAGCGCGCGACGAAGCAGAAGCGGAGGGCCGCATGAACGCGCGCTTCATCCTCCTCCCGTTCGTCGCGCTGCTCATCGCGGCGATGACGTGTCTCGCCACGCAGGGGTGTGGCGGCGAGCCCGAGTGGCACATCGCGACCTCGCAGGTCATCCCGCTCGCGCGCCGCGACGACGCTGCGCGCTTCGTCGTCGAGTGCGCCGCGGCAGCGAACCCCAAGAGCGACGAGGAAGGCGAAGACCTCGTCAGGCAGTGTCACGTCACGGCCGAGGACTTGTTCGGCGTCCACGTGCGCGCGTGCATCGAGGGACCGGACTACGCGCCGAATCGCTCGTGGCCATGTGACCGCGTCACGACGGATCCCTGTCGCACGATGTGCGCGAGCGGGAGGACGCAATGAAGCTCGCCCTTGTCTGCTGCGGCGTTTGCATCGCGCGATCGGTCGGCACGGTCTTCGTTCGCGCTGTGAGCGGCGCGATCGATCTCGCGCTCTGGCTCTTGGACGGGGGTGAGCGGTGATGTTCGCTCTCCTCGCCTCTCTCGGCGCAATCGCGGGCGCGTGCGCGATGTACCTGTGGTGCAGGCGCGCGGTCGTGCGTGAGTGCTTCCACTGCGAAGTGCTCGCGAACCGCGGCACACGTGTCGTCCGCCTCGTGCTCGACGAGCGCACGCACGACATGAACGCCGACGACGCGCTCGGTCTCGGCGACGCTCTGACGCGGGCCGCGCGCGACATGGGTGCGTCGTGAGCATCACCGCCCGCAACCTCCAAGGCGTTCGCCAGGTCACCGTGCACCTGCGTGCACGTCGCAAGGACGGCCACCTCACCGCGAAGTGCGTGCGCCACCACAAGACGCCGCCGATGGATTCGAGCGTGCGCGACCTACTCATCAGCGCCGATCCCGCACGCGTCACATGCATGGCCTGCCGCATCCACGAGGTCACATGAGCAACAACGGCTCGAAGTGGTGTCGCCCCGCGCGACGTCTCGCGATCTACGCACGCGACGCGTTCACCTGCGTCTATTGCGAAGCGCAGGGTGGCCTGCTCACGCTCGACCACGTGACGCCCGTCGAGATGGGTGGCTCGCATCACGAGAGCAATCTCGTCACCGCGTGCTTTCGCTGCAACAGCGCGAAGCAGGCGAAGTCGCTGCGCTCGTGGCTCGCGTACGAGCGTGCACGCGGCGTGACCACAGACGGCATCGCGCGTCGCATCCGGCGAGCATGCGCGCGACCGATCGACCGTAGCGAAGGCAAGCGTCTCGAAGCGCTGCGTCGAGAGGCGGTGGCCGCATGACGTTCGCCGTCCTTGAGGCCGACCCGCCGTGGAAGTTCGGCGACTCGCTGCCGGGTCCGAAGCGTGGCGCGACGTCGCACTACGTATGCATGCGCACGCCGGACGTCTGTACGTTCGAGCTGCCGCCGCTCGCTCCCGATGCGTTGCTGTTGCTCTGGCGCGTGTCGTCGATGCAGCAGGATGCGCTCGACGTCGTGAGGGCGTGGGGATTTACGCTCAAGACAGAGATCGTCTGGGAGAAGACGACCATCACCGGCAAGCCGCATTTCGGCATGGGTCACTACGTGCGCGCATCGCACGAGACGTGCCTCGTCGCGACGCGTGGCCGATGGAAGCCACGTAGCCGCTCCGTGCGCTCGCGCTTCTCCGCGCCGGTCGGCAAGCACTCGCAGAAGCCCGCCGCGTTCTACGAGCTCGTAGAGCAGCTCGCGGATGGTCCGTACGTGCGCTTGTTCGCGCGCGCCCAGCGTCCGGGGTGGACGTCGTTCGGCAACGAAATCGACGAGGCAGCATGAAGACGAAGAAGGCAGCCGAGACGCTCGATCTCATCTGCGCGTGCGAGCGCTGTTTCAAGGCCGAGCACGGGGGGGGGGCGTTCCTCCCGAAGTGCAGCGCGGTCACGCGACGCGGACTTGCGCATCTTCATCGACATGCCGCAGAGCACGGCCGAGCACTTCGTGCGCGTCATCGCGCAGCATGGCGTCGAGAAGGTCGTCGCGCAGTCGAGCCAGTCGCTCGGCACGCTGACGCTCCTCGCGTACCATTCGGGCGCGGTGATGCTCGGCAACGCGCGTCCGCGAACCTGCGTGCTCGTGCGTCCGAAGGGGTACGCGGCGGCATGGCTGGAGAGCGTGGACGCCGCGCGAGAGGCGCTGAAGGCGCCAAAGCCTCGCACGGCCGCCGTGCCGGAGAGCGAAGCGCAGCTCGACCTGTTCGGAGCGGGTTGACATGAGCGGTCGCAAGGACGACACGGGTAAGGCCCCGTGGCATCTCGTTCCGTGGAACGCGCTCGGTGACGTCGTCGCCGTACTCGATTTCGGGGCACGTAAGTACGGCGAGGGCAACTGGCGTCTCGTGCCGAATGCGCGCGAGCGTTACTTCGCCGCGACGCAGCGCCATCTCGTAGCGTGGTTTGGCGGACAGCACGCCGATCCCGAGACAGGTCTGCCGCATCTCGCGCACGCCACATGCTGCGTGCTCTTCCTTCTCGCGCTCGGGCGCGGTGACGCATGAGCCGCCCGCGCCCGCTCACACCCGCAGAGACCATCGCGCGCGCACAGGAGGTCCTCGACATGCTCGAGCGTCAGAGAACGGCACGTCAGGCCGTTGGGGGGAAGTACTGATGACGTGGGTCCGCACAGAGGACGCGATGCCGCTCCACCCGAAGCTCCTCCGCTTGTCCGATGGCGCGTATCGCCTGTGGTCGAACGGACTGCACTTCGCGAATCGCGCGGTCACGGATGGGCGCATTGAGAAGGCGTTGGTTGCCTCTCTGAACCACCACGGGCGATGGACCTCGAAGCAGATGACCACCTTCACTGACGAGCTCGTGCCGGGCTTGTGGATCGACTGCGGAGACCACTTCGAGATCCACGACTACGCGCACCACCAGGCAGAGGCAATGAAGGAACGCGTCGAGCGGAAGAGGGAACACGAGCGGGACAAGAAGAAGCGACAGAGGGACGCGCGTGAGGGTGTCCCGGCCAATGTCCCCCGGGGACAAACGGGGGGACGCACCGGGGAAGGGCCGAGGGAAATCTCGGTCCCGACCCGACCCGACCCGACCCGACCCGGAGAGAGTGCTAACGCACTCTCGGTGCGCGTAGCCGAGGCTCCGCCCAAGAGCCCAGCCGCGACCAGGGCCGAACGGCTCCGACTGGGCTACCTCGAGCGCTTCGCCGTGGCGCTCCCGGGCATCGTGCCCCACGGCCAGGCCACGCAGCCGATGGGCGGCGGTCCCTGGCTCGATCTCGCTCGTGAGACCACGGACGCCGATGCCCCGAGGCTGCTCGACGCGTTCTTCGCCGACGACTGGTGCCGCAAGGGCGGCGCGAAGCTCGGGGCGCTGGTGAGCGAGCGCGTGCGCTTGCTCACGCAGGGTCCGACGAGCGCGAGCGCGCCACCGGCCGCGACGATGCCTGCCCCCGTGCTGTCTCCTGCGCGCCAGGAGCTCGCCGACGCCTCTGCCGCGCTCGAAGCGGCCCGAGGCACGGATTCGGAATGTGATGCCGTGGAGCGGCTGCGAGCGGCCCGCAAGGGCGTAGCCAGAGCAGAGGCGAGCGCGTGATCGACGTCATGCGCCTCCCGCCGCATTCGCTCGACCTCGAGCGCGCCGTGCTCGCGGCCGTGCTCATCGACGCATCGGCGCTCGACATGTGCGACACGCTCAAACCCGAGCACTTCTACGGCGACTCGTACGGACAGATCTGGCGCGCGATCCTCGGCTGCAAGGCACGAGGACTCACGCCGGACCACGTGACCGTGCGCGACGAGCTCGTGCGCACCGGGAAGCTCGCGCCCATCGGCGGCGACGAGACGCTCTTCGCGATCACGAACAGCGTGCTCCCGTCGTGCGAGCCCGAGCTCCACGCCCGCGAGATCATCGAGCTCGCCCAGCGACGCACGTTGATCGGCGTGATGCACGATCTCGTCGGACGCGGCTACGACCGAAAGCACGACACGAAAGCGTTCCTCGAGGAGGCGCAGCAACGCGTGTTCGAAGCGACGATCAGCCTGCGGGCCGAGGGCTCGCTCGAGCGCATCAACCCCATCCCCACGCTTCAGCGCATCGAAGACATCGCCACCGGAAAGGTCTATCCCATGGGGTCACCGACAGGACTCACCGCGCTCGACGAGCGTCTGCGCGGCTACAACGACGGCTGCCTGTACATTCTCGCCGGGCGCCCCGGCATGGGTAAGACGTCGCTCGCACTCGCGTCTGCTCGAGCGGTAGCGAAGGGCGGCGACCGTATGGCGGCCGTGTTCTCGCTCGAGATGACGAAGCTCGAGCTCGAGGAGCGTCACGTCTCGCTCGCGAGCGGCGTGCCCGCGTCGGCGATCCGCACGGGCAAGCTCCAGGCCGGACACTGGCCGCTGGTGAGCGCTGCCGCGACCGAGATGCAGTCGATGCCGATGCTCATCGACGAGACATCGGGCCTGTCTATCCCGCAGCTCCGCGCACGTCTTCGTCGCGCCGTCGCGAAGAGCGCGATCAAGCTCGGCATCATCGTCGTGGACCATATCGGGCTCATGCGCAGCGGCATGCGCACGGACTCACGCGAGCAGGAGATCAGCGAGATCGCGCGGGCGCTGAAAGAAATCGCGAAGGAGTTCGCGTGCCCCGTGCTCGCGCTCTCCCAGCTCAACCGCGAGTGCGAGAAGACGGGCGACAAGCGCCCATCGCTGCATCACCTGCGTGACTCGGGCGAGATCGAGCAGAGCGCAGACGGCGTGCTCTTCGTCTACCGACGCGGCTACTACGCGGCCGAGAAGAAGGCCGGTCGCCTGAAGGAAGACAAGTGGTCGAAGAGCGAGATCGAGGCGGGCGACGACGACGGCAAAGCCGAGGTGATCATCGCGAAGCTGCGCGCGGGCTCGACGGGCACCGTGCACTGCCGCTTCGAGGGTGAATGCACGCGCTTCGTGGACGAGTACGGCTACCGGCCCGATGCGCGCATGCGGGGCGAGGACGGCGACGGCGAGCCCTGGGACGGTGAGCGGTGAGCCACATCGGACCGCCCGCTCTGACGTTCCACGTCCCCGGCAACCCGCGCTCGTGGAAGCGAGCGGCGCGCGGCAAGGGCTTCACGTTCGTGGACCCGACGAGCGCCGCGTATCGCAACCTCGTGGCGCTCTCGGCCGTTGCAGCGCTCCCGAGCGGATGGATACGCGGCCTCCGCTACTTCGTGGCCATCGAAGCCGCGTTCCCAACGCGTGGCCGCACCGACCTCGACAACATCGCCAAGCAAGCGTGTGACGCCCTCAACGGCATCGTCTGGGACGACGACTCCCAGATCGACGAGCTGCACGTCAAGCGCCTGTGGACACACGACGAGCCCGGCATTCGCGTGACGGTATTCGTGCTCCCTGACCCACCACCGAAAGCGAAGGCGCCACGCGCGCCGAAGGAGAAGAAGCGATGACGGTCAGACCCTACCCACGCGGATGGAAGACGCAGCTTCCCGCGCTGATAGCCGCCACGCCTGGCAAGCATTCGGCTCCGATGCATCACCGCGCGATCGCGGCGCGCATCGGGCGCGGCGTGACCCACACGCATCGGCTGCTCGCGACCGCGCGCTACATGGGCATGGTCCGCTTCGTGGCCGAAGACGGCGTCGCCGGATGGAGGATGCAGTGATCGGCCGCTCCCACGCTCACAGTCCGTGCGGTCTGCACGAGACGAAGACCTACCCATGCGTCCACTGCGCGCGCGCTCACGCAGCGAACGCGGCCGCGCTCGACGACGTCATCCCCACGCACAAGAACGGGCAGCCGCTCAAGCGCACCGAGGAGAACGTCGCCGAGGTACGCAGACGCGTCGCAGCGGGGGAGTCCGTGACCGAGGTGGCGCGCTCTCTCGGCGCATCGGGCAGTCAGGTAGGCAAGATCGCAAAGGGCACGCTGGGCGTGGACAACCTGCCCGCAACATCCCCGCAACGCGCCGGCATGTACCGCCGAGGAAACGCCGAAGAGCGCGAAGTCCGGAAGACCGTGCCGTACCCGAAGCAGGCCGCGGGATAACGCCGTATCCCACACCGTACCCGTACCAACGTATGGGTGGTCAATGACCCAAACGTGCAGAACCATGGGTATGGAATGACGAAGCGTCAGCGGGACTATATGAAGGCGATTCGGTCGATAGCGACGCGGAACGGCTACCCGCCTTCACTCGCGGAAATCTCGGCTGAGGCCGGCACGTCAAAGGGCGTGACGCGGGACATGGTGCTGTTGCTCGAGCGCAACGGCTACGTGGACCGCGACTACGCGACGGCTCGTTCCATCCGCATCACCGACGCCGGGCGCGTCGCCCTCGAAGGAGTCGCCAAATGAGCAAGGAACAGCGTCCCATGAAGGCGCCGAAGCGCGTGCGATGCGTCGTGCTCTACGAAGACACGGTGGACGACGGTCCGCGCACGTGGATCGTGGGCAAGGGCACCGTCGTGATCGACGACGTCGAGGTCGCAGAGTCGTTCCCCGAGTGCAACGGCGAGATGGCCAAGGCCTTCGCGATGCGCGCCGTGGACGAGATGGAGCTCCTGTGATGCCCTGGCCCGAAATCGCGCTCGGCCTCGCGTTCTTGGCGTTCCTCGCCTGGTTCCCGCTCACCGCAAGAGCCATCGACCGGGCGTACAACCCGAAGATCACGGTGGTCGTGAAACGGGTGGACCTCGTCGAGGTCAACGGCGTGCTGTATCAGCACCACGGCCACCGCTGGTACCGCGTCGGCGACTGCAAGGAACTGCCGCTCGGCCCGTATGACCGTGCTGCGGATGCGGCGGTCCGTGAGTGGTGCTTCCGCGCGACCCACGGTGGCGCATGACCCGCATCACGCGACCCATGCGCAGCACCGAAGAGACGCTCGACATGATGGGCGTCCCGAGGCGCGCGCGAGAGCGCTGGATGCGCGAGCTCGCCGTATGCACGACCCGCGAGCAGGTGGATCTCACCGCGCGGTGTCACCAGTTGGAAGCCTACATATTCGGAAGGTGGGGACGATGAGCGCAGTACGAAGGATCCAACGTCAGATGCGCCGCGCGAGCGGCGACACGCCGAACGCATACGGGGACGCGAAGGCGCTCGTGGTGCCGATCATCGACGTGCTCGTGACCGATCGGCAGCTCCACGCCGCTCGCTACCGGATGCCGCTCGCCGTGCGTCGGTCACGTGTGAAGACACGTGTGTGGCAGGGCCGTATCATCGCGCGCCTCTCCATCGACGAGAGCGTCCGCATCGGAGATGCGCGCATCGCAGAGAGGGCCGCATGATCGCCGTCCTCATCACGCTGCTTATCTGCGCCACGCAGCTCGGATGCGCCTACATCATCGCAGAGCGCTGGTACGCGCACCGCGACCGGGCGATGCACGGGCTCGTCCGACACGCGAACGAGCAGATCGCAAACGTGGGCACCGTCGTCCAGGAGATGACAGCCACTGCCGCGACGAAGGTCAACGAGTACCTCGTCGAAGCCCGCAGGGAGCTGAAGGAGGTCAAGGACAAGCAGGCCCGGTACGACGCCGAGGCGCAGCGCAGGGGCTGGGATAGGAACCCGCACTGATGGGCGACTTCCTCGAGTTCGAGACGACCACGACAGACGAGTATGGCCACCGCACGCGAGTCTTCGTGCGCCCCGCAGCCATCCTCATGGTCAAGGAGAGCGGAAGCCAGCGAGCCACGCTCGTGCTCGAGACGCGGGACTACGTGACCGTGCTCGGGACCGCAGAGCAGGTTGTCGAGCGCCTCGACGCAGCCTCCTACGACGTGTGCGAGGTTACGCCGGACACCGACGCGCACAAGGCAGCCGCGCTCGAGCTGGTCGGCATCTGCATGCGCTCGGAGCCGATGGAGTTCGGTACGGGGATCGAGGGCACGGACTGATGGCCGACAAGCCCCTCAGCGACCGACAGATGGCATTCGTCCTGGCCTACGTGGGCCCGGCGAAGGGCGTCGGCGTACAGGCGGCCAAGCAGGCTGGATACGCTGGAAACGAGGCAGTTCTCGACGTGCAGGCTCGGAGGTTGCTCGGGAATGCTCGGGTGATGCTGGAGATCGAGAAGCATCGCGCGAAGGTCATCGAAGCTGGCGTTGCGACCTCCCAGGAAGTAGCCGTGCGCCTGACCGCGATGGGCATGGGCATGGTCAAGGAAGTCCGCATCATCGGCGGCAAGGACGACTTCATCGAGGCGGAAGTCACGATGCCCGGCACGGTCCAGGTGAGTGCGCTGAAAGGCCTCATCGACATGATGGGCTACGCCGCCCCCACGAAGACCGAGCACACCGGCGCAGTCGCGCTGGAGGTGTCGCTCACGCCCGACGTCGAAGCGGCGCTCGAGCAGTGGCTGATGGTGCGCAACGACCCCCGTGTGATCGCCGTGATCGAGGAGCTTTGCGGATGACGCGCTGGTTCAAGCATGTGGACTGTCCGGACGCGCGGATACAGCGGTCGTCGTCGAGGACGGGCTATTGGAACGGGCTCCCGCGCTGCCCGTACTGCGGAAGCGTGCTCATCACCGAGACGACCGAGCCGACCTACGAGCCCATCACGTACGACCCGAGCGACGGGTCAGCGAAGGGAGTGCGGGGATGACGTGTCCACGTTGCCGTCTTCCGGTCCCCTGGTACTTCACGTCGTGCCCATGCGCTGAGTTCGCTCCGGCATACAAGATCACGCCCGGACCCGTCATCGCAGGTCCGGTGACGCGTTGCTACCCCGAGGACATCCGCGCGATCGGTAGGACGTTGCCAACCTTCGGCCCGCGTGTGCCTCGCGGCGTGTGGAGCGGCGAATGAAGCTCGTGCACACGTCGCTATGGATGACCGACCACCCCGGCAGCAGGTACGAGTACCGCTACGCGTGTGGTGCAGCGTTCCTGGGCGCAGCGGAAGGGCACCTACGCACGGCGCATACCTCGCTCTTCGCGGCCGTCACCTGCGAGTCGTGCAAGCGCAAGGCTGAGGGGCGCGAATGATCTGGATCTCGGCAGACATCGAGGAGTGGTCGCGTCGCGATCTCGAGCGTCGCATCCGCGAGGCTCCGCGCAGCCGCATGTGTCGCGGATGGAAGGGCACGTACACGCGCTCCGGCTACGTGTGGAAGAACGGTCGATGGCGCAAGGACCGGGCGTGTCACACGTGGGACTCGAAGCGCTACAAGCGGATGCACACGCTCAGCATGCGAAGGCTCCGCGCGGGCGGTTCAGAGTTCGCGCTCGCGATCGTCAACGGGATCAACGCTGAGCGCGATTGGTTCGTCGAGATGCAGCTACTCTACGGGCCATTCCCGACAGGGCTCGAGCCGCTCCTATGCGAAGCGCGCCTTCCCGTGCCGCCTGTGCTGCCCATCATCTACGGAGGCGTGTGAGCGCACCGCACCGAACGGCGCTCGACGCCTTGGACGCGCTCGCGGAGCGCAACGCGTGGAAGCGCGGATCGCTGGGGCACGTGCTCTCACGTCGTCAGCGGCGGATGGTCGCGAAGTGGCGCGCCCGTAAGCCGAAGCGCTTCGTGCTCAACTGGTCACGGCGCGGCGGGAAGACGCGCGCGCTCGTGGCGCTCGCGATCGAGGAGGCGTTGCGCTCGAAGGTGGCGATCACGTACGCGGCTCCGACGCAGAACGACGCGCGCGACATCGCAGAGAACGAGGTGACGGCCATCCTCGAAGGGCCGGACGGTCCGCGCGTTCGGTACACGTACAACGTGCAGCGTCTGCGGTGGACGTTCCCGAACGGCTCCTACATCCAGCTCGCAGGCTGCGACGGTGCGAACCGCAATCGTCTGCGAGGCCGCACGCGGCATCTCATCATCATCGACGAGGCCGCATTCGTGGACGACTTGACGTACATCGTCGAGTCCATCCTCGAACCGCAGCTCATCACGACATCGGGTGTGCTCATCATGAGCAGCACGCCGCCCGAGAGCCCCGAGCACGCGTTCAAGTTCTACGCGATCGAGGCGAAGTCGGGCACCAACCCAGACTACGCGTACGACGAGTGCACGCTCGATGAGGTCGAGCACATTACCGACGTCCAGCGCGAGGACGCGATCCGCAAGGCTGGCGGGCGCGGCTCGACGACGTGCAAGCGCGAGTACTTCGCGCTCTTCGTGACCGACGAGAAACGCGCACTCGTGCCCGAGTACCAGGTGCACAAGGAGTGGATCGAGCTCGAAGTCGAGCGCCCGCGCAACTTCGACTGCTACACGATCGCAGACACCGGCTTCAACGACCTCAGCGTCGTGGGCTTCGGGTACTACCACTTCGCGCTGGCAGCCCTCGTCATCGAGCACGAGCTCGTGCTGCGGCACCACAGCGGCTCCGCGGTCGGAAAGGCCGTCCTCGCCAAGGAGCGCGAGATCTGGGGCGACAAGGAGCCTCTGCGCCGATGGGCGGACGCGTCGCTTCAGACGCTCGCCGACATGCGTGAGGGAAGCCGCGAGTGGTCGGAGGACGGGAAGACGCTCTTGCGCGAGGGCATCCCGTTCGCGATGGCCGAGAAGCAGGACGCCGTTGCGGCGCTCAACCGCCTACGTCGCCGCGTCGAGGACCATGAAGTCATCATCCATCCGCGCTGTACGACCGTGCGCGCGCACATGGAGTACGGCATCTGGAACAAGGCCGGGACCGACTTCGAGCGCACCGAGCACCACCACTTCGATGGTGTCGCGATGATGAAGTACGCCGTGCGCGCCGTGGAGTGGGGACGCAACCCCGCGCCGATCGTGCCGCCTCGCAACCGCGCCGACGCGCAGGTGTCGCCCGCGGTGGCGGCCATCCTGCAGCAGCAGAGAACCGGGCCCGGATCGAGCGTCCTCGACGCGTTCAGGAGATGACCATGCAGCTCGCTACATCGGCCCCGCAGCGGGCACAACGGCCCGACCCGGGCAAGACGTACTGGCTCGCGCTCGCCGCGTACAGGGAGCCCGCGCCGACGCCCGAAGACCCCGAGGCGGTCGAGATCCCGCAGTACGTGTCCGACGCCGTCGCAGCGCAGATGCTGCGTCGCATCAACGCCTACGCGGAGCGCATGCGCTCGAGCGGGCGCGCCGACGTGTGGCGCCGCATGTCGCGCTTGCAGTTCTCAAGGGACAGCGACTCGGGCCTGCGTGCCACCGACGTCACCCAGGGCGGCGAGAAGGGCGAGATGATCGGCACCCGCGCCAACCTGCTCGGCCGCTACTCGCGCGCCGTGTCGGTCATGGTGGCGGGCTCGCGGCCGTCGTTCTCCGCGCGCTCTATCGCGTCGTCGGCTGAGGCCGTTGCGCAGGTCAACGCGTGCAACGCGCTCTTGGACTTCGTGCTCACGAAGAAGAAGGGCGAGCAGCAGGGCAAGCGCGCCGAGCTCTTCATGCAGCTCTACGGCGAAGGCTGGCTCTCTGCGACGTGGGACGAGCGCGCAGGCAAGCCGCTCGGCCAGGACGCACAGGGCCGGCAGCGCTACGACGGCGACATCAGGATCACGGCGAAGCGGCCCGACGAAGTAGTGCGAGACATCGACCTCGACGAGACGAGCGAGCACGAGTGGCTCATCGTCGCGCGCCAGGTCAACCGCTGGAAGCTCGCGCAGCAGCACCCGCAGCTCGCCGACTACATCCGCGAGACGGACACGCGCACCGAGCTCGAGACCATCCGCGACAACCTGCGCCTCGACGGGCTCAGTGACGGCCGGCGACGCAACGGCGACACCGTGACCGTCTACGAGCTCTTCTCGCCCCCGAGCATCCTCGTGCCCGAGGGTGTCTACGCGATGCTCCTCGGCTCGAAGCTGATCGCGCTCGACAAGGCGCTGTACGACGACCTCGCGCACTACGAGATGATCGCCGAGTACGAGCCCGGCACGAAGAACGGCCACTCGTTCCTGTGGGACCTCTGCGGCCTCCAGCAGTGCTCGGACTCGGTGCTCACCGCCATCATCTCGACCATCGAGAACTACGGCAAGCCCGTGCTCTTCATCCCCGAAGGCTCGATGCTCAACACGGACAAGAGCACGCAAATGAAGGCGTTCCACGAGGTGCGCGGCACCGTGAAGCCGGAGTTCGTGTCGCTCGACCCGGGCATCCTCCAACCGCTCATGGCCGCACGGCAGTCGTACCAGGACGATCTCACGATGATCGCGGGCGTCAACGACACCGTGATGGGCGATGCCTCGAAGTCGCAGTCCGGCGAGGCGCTCGCGACGCTCTCCGCGCTCGCGCAGCAGTCGGTGTCGTCGCTCCAAGGCGCGTACGTCGATGGGCTCGGTGACATGATGTTCGGCAGCACGTTGCGCTTCCGACGCTTCGCCACCGAAGAGCGCATCATCCAGGTGACCGGCAACACGTACACGTCCGACGTGGCGAAGTTCAAGGCGGCCGACATCGCGTCGATCGACGGCATCGACATGCAGCTCGACGCCGCGATCATGCGCTCGAGCGCGGGACGCAAGGAAGTCGCGGACAAGCTCTGGCAGGCAGGTCCCGGCGTCGTCATCACCGCGGAGCAATACCTCGAGGTTCAGAGCACGGGGCGACTCGAGCCGATCACGAAGAAGCCGAGCTCCGCGCAGAAGCTCATCGAGGCCGAGAACGAGCGCTTGCGCGAGGGGAAGCAGTGCATGGTCTTCGACACCGACGACGACCGCGCGCACATCGCCGAGCACTCGACGAACCTCGACGATCCCGATCTGCGCATGCCGAACGAAGACGGCACGCAGAAGCCTGGCGTGATGGTGACGAACGAGCACATCCAGCAGCACATGCAGGCGCTCCTGCGCAAGACGCCGGACATCTGCGCCGCGCTCGGTCAGCAGCCGTTGCCGAGCGTGATGATGGCCGCGATGGCGCCCCCTGCGCCGCCTCCCGGACAGGGCGGCGATGCGCAGCCGGGCGAGGGCGAGCAGCCCGCACAAGAGTCACCGCCGAACGTCGGCGGACCAGTACCCACGGGCGCAGGTGCCGGGCTTCCGCCCACAGGCATCGGCGGCGCCGACGTAGCAGCCACGGAGATGCCGGCGACGGCGTGAAGGAGTCACCATGTCAGACGCAGTAGCAGCGCCGGCCGCGCCGGCATCAGCAGCACCCGCATCCACGGGCGCAGGTCAGTTGGCGGAATCCGCCACCTCAACCACCGGGGCATCCGCGACCGAGACACCGCAGTCCCCGCTCGTGTGGGATCCCGTCGAGAAGGCGTGGGTGCACGTCGGGAAGGTGGACGGCAAGGAGTCGCGCCGGAAGTGGCAGGACATCGAGCGCGACACGCAGCGCGTGCGTTCCGCCGATCAGCGCTTCGAGGAAGCGAAGGCCGTCAAGCAGGAGAACGCGAGCCTGAAGCAGCGGCAGCAGATGCTCGCGCAGGCGCTCGTGAACCCCGAGTACGCGATGCGCGCGTGGCAGGAGGCCGGACTCGACCCCGAGCAGATGCTCACGCACATGCAGCGGCATCTCGAGGCCGAACGCAACCTCACGCCCGAGCAGAAGGAGCTCCGCGAGCTCCGCGCAGAGCAACAGCGACGCGTGCAGATGGAGCAGCAGCGCCAAGAGCACGAGCGCATGTCGCAGGAGCAGCAGGCCGAGGCAGCACAGGACGAGAAGTACGAGAAGGCGTTCGCGCGGCACATGGATCGCGCTGGCGTCCCCGCGGAAGCCGGACCGCTTCGCGAGCACCTCTCCGTGCTCCTCTGGGGCATGCACGAGGACTGCAAGGACGCAGGCACGCAGATGAGCTTGAGCGAGGCGATGCCGCAAGCGATGGCCAAGCTCCAGGACATCGCGAAGTCGGTGATCACGATGATGTCACCTGCGGACCGCGCGAAGCTCCTCGGCCCCGACGTCATCACCGCGATCGCGCAGGCGAGCGTCGCGCGCGCGGCGCCCATCCCGCAGACGGTCAACCATCACGCGCACACGCAGCCGCGAGATAACGGCAAGTTCTCGAAGCACACGACGTTCCGCCCCGGCAGCTCTGCGAGCTTTCAGCGCGCCGCAGATCGCGGATACAACGGAGGCTGACACCGACGCGTATCCTGATAGGATGCGCGCAAGGCCGGTTCTCACGCCTCGCGCCGCTCACAATGATGTGGGCGGCGTTTCTATTTGGAGCGCCGAGACGTGGTAACCGTTTCCACGCCGGACCGGCACGCGCGCACCGTATTGAACGTATGGGTAGCGGCATAGCCGTTCGCCCGTAGTCTTACGTTTGTTGCTGCGGATTGGCCGCAGCCCACCCACAGGCGATTCGTCGGCCCGTCACCGCAGGTAGCAGCTACGCCTAGAGCGCGCTGCACAGCGGTCACCAAGCGGAACCCCTCTCACACGAGACGAGGTTTCAGCTATGGCAAACGTCGCAGAATCAGTGACCACGACCGAGGCGTTCAAGAAGCGCTATGTCGAGGGTCTTCGCAATCCGGTCCCGAGCTCCGCAAAGGTCCAGCGCATGCTGGATTTCAAGGAGGAGCTCAAGATCGGTGACGAGTACATGTGGGGCGTGTCGCTCCAGCTCCCGCACGGTCACACGTGGAATGGAGGGTCCAACTACGGGACTCTCATCACGTTGAACGACGCCCAGGCCGGTCAGATCAAGACCGCGAAGGCCAAGGGCTGCGAGTATATGAACCGCTCGCAGGTGCCGTACGGCGTCCTGTCGAAGGGCGAGACGTCCAAGCAGGCGTTCCTGCCCGTCATGGACATCTACATGCAGCGCCTCATCGAGGCGACCGCGCACGGCGTCGAGATGCAGGTCATCTACGGCGGGCAGTCCATCGGCACGATCGATGCCGGCGGTGTCGGCGCGCTCGCGGTGGCGACCTTCACGGCGATCATCTCGAAGGCAACGTGGGCGGCCGGGCTCTTCAAGAGCTCAGAGGGCATGCCCATCGACATCTACATCGCGGGCACCAACGACGCGCCCGGCGCGACGAAGCGCACCGCCACCGGCGCGGCTCGCATCAGCCTCGTGAACGCCGCGACGCGCGCGGTGACCATCGTCCTCGCAGCGGCCGGCGACTACGTCGGCATCGTCGCGACCGACGTGATCGTGCCCTTCAACTCGAAGGGCAACTGGACGGACGGCATCGACTCGATCATCACGACCAGTGCAGGCGGCACCGGCACGGTGCTCGGCATCGACGTGAGCCTCTACGGCCTGTGGCGCTCGAACACCTTCGCGGTGGGCGGCGCGATGACGATCACGAAGTTCCTCCAGGCCACCGCGATCCTCTCGATCAACAGCGGCGACGCGGCGGACTTCGAGGGCGGCGCGGGCGAGCGCAACACGGACGACGAGCCGTACATCTTCCTCTGCTCGCCGTACACGCAGATCGATCTCATCACCGAGCAGCAGGCGCTGCGCCGGTACACCACGCCGGAGCAGGTCAACAAGCTCAAGAACGGCGGCGCGGGCGTCATCTTCGACACCCCGGTCGGCCCCGTGAAGGTCGTGGCCTCGAGCTACATCAAGGCCGGGCACGCGTTCTTCATCCGCGCGTCCGACTGGCACCTCATCGGCTCGGCGATGCCCACGTTCGGCATCGCGAACAAGCCGGGTGACGAGAGTCTCATGCTCGACCTCCCGGACAAGAACGGCTTCGAGGTGCGCCGCTACGCCGATCTCGGTGTCGTGGCCGACGTGCTCAACACGTCGCTCAAGTGCACCGGCATCGTGAACGCCTCGCTCTGATCCTCCTGGGCCCGGGTCTGCGATGGTGCAGGCCCGGGCGTTCGCCTCTCGCTTCATGACGGTGATCGCGTGGTCTGGACCGCAGACGAGCTCCTCGCCGACATGAAGCGGAAGTCGAACCTTCCCACGGGTACGAACGCGAAGTTCAGCGACCCGCAGATGCTCAAGATCGCGTACGAGGTCTTGCTCTCGCGCGTCGATCCCATCCTCACGAACCTGCGTGAGGAGTACGGCATCATGCGGGAGGACTTCGCAGTCACCTCCGCAGACGGCACGTACAAGCTCCCGGAGCGCGCCGTCAGCGGCACGATCCGGCAGGTGCTCGTCGTGATGCCGAACGGCCGTCCGTACCCCATCGAGCGTCTCGCCGAAGCGAACGCGTGGCAGTACGAGGGCACGGGCGTCACCGCTTCGGAGCCGTCGTTCTTCGCGCTCGAAGACGACACACTGCGCTTGCTACCCGTCCCGTCTACGTCGGGGCTCACGCTGCGCATCGCGTACCGTCGTCGTCCGTCCGTCCTCGTGAAGGTGAACACGTGCGCCATCGTCACGGTGGTTGGGGCCACGACGCTCACGACCACGGGCGGCACGTGGGCAGCGTCGCAGGTCGTGGACGTCGTGCGCGCGAAGCCGCCCTTCGGCATCCCCGTGCAGGCTGCTACGGCGACGCAGGCGGCGGGCGTCTTCACGTTCGCGGCCGGGCTCCTCGGCAAGGTCTCCGTGGGCGACTACGTGTGCCTCCAAGACACCACGTGCGTGGTACCCGTGCCCGAGCGCTTCAACGTGCTCCTGACGCACCTCGCGTCTGCCGAGCTCCTCGAGGAGTGGGGCGACGGCGATGGCGCAGCCACGATCCGTGATGCCGTAGACGAGTACGTCTCGGGCCTCGTCGCAGCGCAGTCGAATCGCGTGGAGGCGTCGCCGCAGCTCGTCATCCAAGGCGGCTCGTCGCTTCGTGGTGCCTTCGGACGGAGGCGCTACTGATGAAGGCGACGACGCTCGCGATGGACGGCTTGCAGACGGACCCGGGTCCGTTCTCTGGCGCTGCGGACGGCGCGCTCGTCGAGGCGCAGAACGTCGTCATCCAGCGTCGCGGGCTCATCGAGCCTCGGCCGTCGATCGTGATGAGCGTGGACGCCACGTTGAAGGCGGGTGCGTACGACGTGCTGCACGGCCGCTACATCACGGGAAACGGCGACTACGTGTGGGGCTACAACGGGGCCGCGTGGATCATGCGCCAGTACGGCGTGCAGACGATCACGGGGCCGACCGCGTTCCTTCAGGGCTCGGTGCATAGCGACTACGTGAAGGGGCGCTTCCTGTTCACGAGCGAGGACGGCGTCTGCGAGATGCCGCTCTCCGGTGGCACGGTCGCTTATCGCGCGGGCCTCCCGGCACCGTCGATGCCGATGTCTCTGCTCGTGACGGGCGCAGGCGCAGAGTGGTTGCCCAATAACCAGAGCGTTGCGTATCGGCTCGTGCTCGCGCGTCGGCGCACGGACGGCACGCTCATGCTCTCCCCGCCCACCGCGCCACTCATCGTGCGCAACGTGACCGGCGTAGCGGTGAACGTGCAGATCGTGCTCAATGCGGCGGGCTTCGCGTACACGCCGTACAACGTCAACAGCAGCTTCGACGCGCTCCAGACGGGCGATGAGCTATGGCTGTATCGCGCACCCGTTCTCGCCGCGGCCACAGGCGTTCCCAGCGACTTCATGCGCCTGCGTGCGGTGTTGCCGATCACGGCAGGCGTCGTGCCGGAGTTCACGGACAGGCTCGCGGACGCCGACTGGAGTGGTCCACCGCTCTACACGAACAGCACGCAGTTCGGCGCTTTGCAGGCGAACACGCGGCCGTCGTACGCGCGCGACATCTGCACCTACAACGGGATGACGCTCTATCTCGGGTACAAGAGCCCGCATCGCGTCGTCGTCACGTGCAAGGCGATCGGCGACATCGCGGCCGACCCGCAGCAGACAATCTGCACGAAGACGATCACGGGCTCGGTCACGATCGGCTTACCAGACATCACGGGCCTCAGCGCTGCAGACGTCTCGTATCTCGCAGTCGGCCAGTACATCACGTCGAACGTCGGCGCGGCGCGCCCAGGCATTGCGGACGCAAAGTTTCCAGCCGACACGATCATCATCAGCATCAACGTCGGTGCGGGCTCGGCCGTCGCGAGCGCGAACGCACTCAGCACCGTCGCTGCGGGCGGGCTCATCGCATGGGACTGGATCTCCGTCACCGATACAACGGTGTCCGGGACGCAGTTTCGCATGTTCGCGAAAGAGGCGGCGTTCGCTACGGTGGACGACACCCTGTGGTTCCAAGCGCACGCCGGAAACCAGATGGGCGGCTATTCCGACCTGGAATACAGGTGGAACAACGCAGCGGGGCGTCGCAAAGACGTGCTGCTTCACGCGATCGGAAGCGATCCCGCGGGCGGCGCGCCTGAGTTCCGCAACGTGCAGATGACGTTCGAGCGCGCATCGCTCTCGACGACGAGCTTCGTCATCAGGAGCACGAAGCCGAACGCCTTCGACCGCGTCCTCGACCGCGTGACGGGCATCACGAGCAAGCAGGAAGGCGGTGACGGCCGCATCGCGATCTCGCGCAACGACATCCCCGATGCTGTGCCGCTCCTGAACTTCAAGGACGTGGGCGACTCGTCGAAAGCAGCGTTGCGCGTGCTCACGCTCAAGCAGAGCGCGCTCATCTTCAAGCACGACGGGATCTTTCAGCTCTACGGCAACGCGCCCGAGACGCTCTCGCTCGAGCTCATCGACAACACCGTCCTGCCGATCCCCGTGGGCGACTACGCGGGCGAGTGGATCACGCAGCTCGGTGACGTCGCGTACATGATGTCTTCGCGCGGACCGATGGCCGTCACCGAGGCGGGCGCGCAGCCGTTCGGGCAGGACGTGCTCGAGACGATGCGGCGTTCGTTCGGGCCTGCGTTCTACCTGCTCTCCTCGGCGAAGCTCACGAGCGTCGCGTCCCCGATCGCGCAGCACGTCGTCTTCGCGTTCGGCTCGACGGCGCTCGCGTTCAACGTGCAGACGGGCGCGTGGACGACGTGGACGACTCGGCGTTCGATGACGTCGTCATGGATCGGCGTGTACGGCTCTGCGACGTTCGCCACGGGCTACGTGATGGGCACGCAGTTCGACCTGCGCACGATGCTCGGCACGCCCATCACGGATGCAACCTCGCCCGCGAGCGGCGATTACTTCAACGCGCCGAACACGTGCGCCGTGACGGGCGCTGTTGCGAGCGGCGCGAAGTGGTCGATCACGATCACGGCAGGCAGTGAGTGGACGCCAACGGTCGGCGATACGATGGTGGTGAACGGCGTGCTCTGCGTCGTCGAGGTGGTGACGAGCGCGACCGTCTTCGAGGTCTCCGCGCCGTCTGCGCCGGGTACCGGCACGGCGACGTGGGTCGAGGGCCTTCCCGTCCGCGTCATCTGGACGTCGCGCACGCTCGGTGACGTCGGCGTCGAGAAGCGGAACGTGGCGGTGTCGTTCGCGTTCGACCTCCGCGCGCTCCTCCTCCGCATGAAGGCGTACTTCAAGAGCAACTACGCGCCGAGCGGCGTGCAGGACACCGAAGAGCCGCAGACGGTGCTCGGCTGGATCACGGACGACGCGCTCGACGCGACGTACGTGGCCGAGTCGAAGCTCTTCGCGCCCGACGTGATCACGTGCTCCGTGCCGAACGACGTCGCGCTCGATTGGGGCCTGCGCGTGGGCTTCACGCTCACGCAGGCGAAGTCGTGGTTCTCGCTCGGCGCCGTGACGCTGAACGCGCTGGGCAGCGGCGAGCGCGTCGGGAGGAATCGCGCATGAGCGACATGCAGCCGTACAAGTGGACTGCGCGCGATGCTGCCGCCGTTGCGTGGCAGCGCGTCACGCAGTTCGCGCAGGACGTGACCACGCGCATGAATCGTGGGCTCACGTTCGCGGGCAACATGGACGCGCAGATCCTAGACGTCGAGTTCACGGGTCCCGTGGCCACGCTCTCCGTGCAGTCGCGCTACACGGCGCCGCCGATGGGCTGCGTGCTCGTGCGCCTCGTCAACGTCGCGACCGGCGTCTCGAGCAACGTCGCCTTCGGTTGGCAGTTCGAGGGCGCAGGGCTCGTCACCACCACCGCATTCTCCGGCCTCGCAGCCGGGCGCTACGAGGCGCGTCTCCTCGTGCTGGGGGCCTGAGATGGCACGAGGTCTCGTCAAGAAGTTCCGGGAGCGACGCGAGAAGCGACGCGGCGCCGTGAAGGCAGAGCGCGCCGAAGCCGAGCAGCTCATGCAGCAGAATCAGGACATCGGTCAGGACTTCATGTCCCGCGACTACGTCGATCCTGTCGGGCAGGCGGCGCAGACGCAGGCTCTCGACCGCTACTCGCAGCTCGCAACGACGGGCTTCACCGACGCGGATCGCATGGCGCAGCAGCAGGCCAACGCGCAGGCGGCGCAGTACGAGCAGTCGCAGCGACAGGGCATCGTGCAGGACGCTCAGATGCGCGGCATGGGCGGCAGCGGCATGGAGGTGGCGGCGCAGCTTCAGGCGCAGCAGAGCGGCGCGGATCGCGCGCAGCAGATGCAGTCGCAGGTCGCGCAGGACGCGCAGCAACGATCGCTCTCCGCGACGGACGCGATGGCCGGACTCGGCGGCGGTCTCGTCGGCCAAGGCATGCAGGCGGGCAGCATGCAGCAGCAGGGCGGCCAGATGCTCACGGGCGCCAACGCTCAGTCGGCGGGTTACCACCTCGACCGGTCGGAGGCGCTCGCGCAGAAGCCGTGGGACAAGGTCCAGCAGATCGGGCAGATGATCGGCGGCCTCGCGAACGCAGGCGGCTCGCTCTATAGCGCCTTCTCAAAGGACTCGGCTTCGGGCGGTGGAGGCGGCGCAGGCGGAAGCTCGGCGCGGACGGCAGCGCCTGCAGGTCGCACCGCAGCGCCCTCGACACGCGTCGCATCCGGCGTGCCCTCCCCGATGATGGCCGCGAACCCCACCGGGCTTAGCGGCCCGCTGGCGTCGCGCCGAGCTCGGACGCGAGCGCGCGGGCTCGTGCCCACCAACCCCTTCGGAGGTGGCACTCGTGGCTGAGCCAGACGCAATGCCGCTGGGCCCTCGTGCACGCCGTCTGATGGCGCGTGGACGCGTGCGCCAGCAGCGCCGCACGAACCCGCAAGCGCTGCCCGAGATCGACTCGATCGGCGCGACGCAACCCGGCCCCGGCAACGACTCAGGCCGCAGCGAAGCGGACATTCGACCCATGGACCGCGACGAGCGCGAAGCATTCGACACGAGCGGTATCGACTCGATCGGCGCTGCCGCATCGCGACTCGGCGAGCGCGTGGGACTCGCCCCGAGCGCGCCCGCGCGTCTGCTCTCCCTCGGCGGCGTGGAAACGGTTACCACGCCGGACCCCGAGGCGACGCGACAAGCGGCCGTCGATCGCAGCATGGCGCCGCTCTCCCCCGAGCAGCGTGCGCGCGTGCAGGCGCTCCCGATCGTCGGTGAGCACGAGGACTCGCCGGAGAACGACGCCGCGATCATGGACGCGAGCGCGCGTGAGCTTGGCGTGCCGAATCCGCCGCCGCGCCCGCAGCTCCACACGAGCGCGATCGATCTCGGCGGGCAGAGTCTCCGCACGCAGGCGCCTCAGGCGTCGACGCCGCTTCGAGCTCCCGGCGTGATGGCGGGCGTTCCCGAGGCAGACGAAGACTTCGTGCTCGGTGCGGAGCCAGAGGCGTCGCTCGCGCCCGTGAGTGAAGCGGCCCCGATCGTCGAAGACGACGAAGACATGATCGGCGCCGTGCAGCCGAAGGTGCCGACAGACCCGGGCTTCGCGAAGGCGCGCCCCGACATGCGCGACGCTCGCGACCAGCGTGTATCCCGTGCCGCAGGCATCGCGGGCGGCATCGGGCAGGCGCTCGGCAGCATCCTCGGCATCGCGGGCGTGGCCGCAGGTCGCCCCGGGCTCGCGGGCCTTGGCGCGGGCGTGAGCGGCTTCGGCAACGCGGGCGCAGGCATCGCAGAAAGCGCGCGCGGCAACATCGAGCAGCGCGCGCAAGAGCGTATCGAGGAGCAGGCGCGGCAGCAAGAGCGTGAGCAGCTCGACTTCCGCCGTCAGAACGAAGAGCGGCGCGCTGGTCTCGACGAGCGTCGCATCGCGCAGGCGGAAGCGGCGACGAGTGAGCACGCACGACGCACGAGCGCGGAGTTCGACGTGGACTCGGCAGACGCGGAGGGCCTGCGCTCGTCGTACGACGCGCTCATCAACGGCCTGCCCGAGGAGGCCGCGCGCATCCTCCAGCCGTGGGTGGACCTCGACACGTCCGGCATGAACGCCCGCAGCATGGCGTCCACGATCGAGAATCTGCGCGCCGTCATCGACGACGAGCGCCGCAGCAACCCGCGTGCGTTCCGACAGGGACAGCGTTCGGGTGGACAGCGACGTGGCGGCAGGCTCGGCGGCACAGGCGGTGGTCGTGGCGTGGATTACGGCTACGGCGCCAATGCACGCGCGGAACGCGAGTCCGGGCCCGTCTACTACGATCCCGCGCAGGGCGAGCCGCCCACGATCGTCGGGCCGGATGGACAGGTGCGGCCGACCATCGCGCGTCCGCAAGGTGCGGCACCGACGTCAACGGCCGCTCCCCGTGCCGCAGGTGGTGCGCCGCGAGCTCCGCAAGCGTCTCAGGCAGCACAGAGCGCGCAGCCGCCTCCCGAGGTCGCCAACGACCCCGCAGCGCTCGCGCAGTGGACGATCGATCGCCTCGCGGGTGGGCAGCGTCCTCCCGTCGCTCCGGGTGGCGCAGTGGACCTGCGCGCGCGTCCGCCGACCGATGCAGAGGTCGAAGCAGATCGCAACCTCGCCTATCAGGAGTACCTGATTCAGGGCGCCGCGCGTCGCATGGGCGTGGACGTGAACACGCCGCGAGGGCGTGCGGCAGCCGCAGCCGCCGTGGATCGCGGGCTCGGCGAAGGCGCCGAGGACCAGCTCGTGATGACGGGCGCGGGCTCGCGCGAGCGCACGCCTCAGCAGCAGGCCGAAGTCGTCGAGTACGTGCGCCACTACGCGCCTGTGCACCGTCGCGAGCAGCGCTTGCAGAGCCTCGGAAGCGAGCTCGATCGCGTCATGCGCGGGCCGAACGGAAACCTCATCGTGCAGGCTGCGCTCCACGCCAACTCCGGCGTGCCGGCCGCGATCGCGTCGAGTCGCGAGGTCACCGACCTGCGCGCGCGCATCTACAACCACCTGAACGAGTACTTTAAGACGTTCGGCGGCGCGAACGTCACCGCGAACGAGCTCAGCCGCTACTACAGCAGCTTCGGCGCAGGCTCGTGGGCAGCGCCACCCCGCGCGTTCCTCGACGCGATCCGCCGCCAGCGCACTGAAGCGCAGGACGAGCTCGACGACGGCGGGACGGCGTACCCCGAGGGGCAGCGGCTCTACTTCGAATCGCAGCGACCGCGAGGTGATCGATGACTGAGCCACGCAGGCCCCAGGCAAACGCCGCGCGGTCGTACTTCGACATGATGGGTGTGACCTCGCGTCCGCGTCCGCGCCGTCGTGGTGGCATCGAGATCGACGACGTCGAGATCGGCGCCGCCCGCGTCGAGCCGGACGTCGAGATCGGCGAGGCGCAGATGCTTCCCGATGACGACGACATCGAGATCGGCGGTCCGCGCACGGACGTCGCTCCTGCGCGCGAGATGACCGTTCCTGAGATCGAGGTCATCGGCGACGCGCGCCCGTCGTTCGTGGACTCGCTGCATTCGCAAGATCCGATGGCCATCGCAGGCCGCACGATCGCGCAGCTCGAAGCGCAGCAGCCCGTGACGCAGGCGCGGCAGGCCACGCACCGTGCCGAGCTCGAGCGCAACGTCGATCGCGACCGACGACGTGACGCGGCGTACGACCGCAGCCTCATCGACGGCCTCGTGATGGACAGCGACAACCTCGAGGCGCTACGGGCTGGCACCGTTCAGGGCGTGACGCTGGGGTTTGGCGACGAGCTCGCAGGCGCCAGCGTGCATCCGTGGGACCGACAGGCGCAGCCACGCGGCTTCGCGGAAGCTCCGCGCGCGACGTACGAGAGTGAGCGCGATCGCGTGCGCACCGAGAACGAGACCGCGCGCACCGCGGCACCGCGATCGTACATGGGTGGCGAGATCCTCGGCAGCGCGCTCCCCGCGCTCGCGATGCCCGGCGCGAACGCGCGCAGCGTCGCGGGACGTGTCGGGCAGTCCACGTTGATGGGCGGCGCATTCGGCGGTGCGCAGGGTCTCGGCCACGCTCAGGGCACCGCGCGCGAGCAGGCGACGGATACGCTCGCAGGAGCGGGCTACGGCGCCGCTGGCGGTGCAGCCGGTCAGCTCGTGGGCGAAGGCGCAGCAGGGGCCGCTCGATGGCTCCGCGGCGCACCCGAAGGCACGCCCGTTCCCGGTGGCGACTTCACGCCCGAGCAGCAGGCGCGCATCGACGCTGACCCCGAGCTCGCCGATATGGGTCTGCAGCGCGACCAGCACGAGTTCCGCGCGGCCGTGCGCCGCGTGCAGACCGCACACCCGAACGCGACGCCGGCCGATCTCGAGCGAATCGAGAGCACGTACGAAGGCGGCGTCCGGGGCCTTGCACGCGACCTCGATGCGAGCGGCATGTCCCCGCGTCGCTCCGTGCCTTCGACGCCTGAGGTGCAGCGTCGCGCGACGCTCGCGCAACGACAGGCGCCCGCGCCGATGGTCGAAGACGAGGTCGTGCTCGGCATGCCCGAAGGCGCGCAGGCGGGCCGCTTCAACGACGACGTGACGCTGCATCCCGCGCCGGACCCGAACTACGTGCCATCGGCACGACGCTGGACCGACGACATCGCGCCCGATCCGCACGACGTGCATCCGGCGAATCCCAACGCGATCCCGTTCGACCCCAACGACACGCTCGAGATGCAGATGCGTCGCGAGTTCGAGCGCGAAGGCCGCTCGACGGGCGCGTCTACGCAGGCCGGCACGAATCCCAATGTGCGCGCCGGCGCACGAGCACGCGGGCGAGTGCCCGAAGAGATCTCGACCGACGCATTCCAGGCCGTCACCAATCCGCCCGTCTCAGCGCGGCCGACGACCACCGACGTCGCCGACGACGCATTCGATCTCTTCCCCGTCTCGCCGCAGACGCGAGCCACCATCGAGCGCGGTCAGTTGGCGGATTCCGCCACGTCATCTGCTTCGCGAGCGCCCGGCTCAGAGCGATCCTACCAAGCGCAGCAGTCGTTCGAGCGACAGTACGGCACCCCACAGGTAGCGCCGGCACGTGGCAGCACTGTTGCGCCCGGTGAGCTGGACGCGCGCGGTGTGCGCCGTGCGCAGTCGAACGTCGTTGCCGCGGAGCAGCGCGCAGAGCGCGGGGCTCTCTCACATGCGACGCAAGAGGATCGTCCCTGGCCCGTCAGCATGGACGAGGTCGAGGACATCACGCTCGGCGAGGTTCCTCAGCCGATACCCGAGCGCGCGCCCGTCGCACCGCCTCCGCTCCCGCGTCGCCCGGCACCTGCGCCCGATCTCGGACGATGGGATGCGCCGAACGTCGAGCCCGCTCCGGCGCCCGCACCGCGGACGCCCGGACAGCGTGCGGCTCCCGTTGTCGAAGAGCTCGGACGCCGAGCGGAGATGGAGCGCCTCACGCGCGGAGGCGTCACGGATCAGCGCGGCTTCACGCGCCGCATCGTCGAAGACCATATCGCCGACAACTTCCTGCGCGGTCGAAGCGCAGGCGCATCCGCAACGGCCAACGAAGCTCGCGCCGACATGCTCGCGCGCGACATCGTCCGCAGACTCAACGACAACCCCGCGACTCGCACGTACGCCGAACAGCTCTTGCAGGCGCATCAGTCGAGCGGCCCGCGAGGCTTCGGCGTCGCGCTGCAGCAACTCGCGCGCACGCAGCCCGACGTCGCAGACGAGCTGGAGAACGTGCCCTGGGACAACCGGGACTACGAGCCGCTCCACATGCGGCAGAGCGCGCCCGCGCAAGCGCGCGTCGTCGAGCCGAGCACAGAAGCGCCCACGAGCGAGTGGGACACCCCTTACACCCCCCGATCACGGAGGCAATGAGCCATGGCAGTCGATGTATCAGCAGCAGCAACGCGTATCGGTCCGATGGACGGGCGCGTCACGTCCGTGGCGGTGAGTGCAGCGGCAACAGCTGAGGCGGCGATCCCGTACCTCGGCAGCGGTGGCTCGAACGCGTTCCTCGTGTTCCAGGCCATCGGCGCCGACGTGAACATCATCTTCGGCATCGCCGGGATGGCCGCGCCGACTGTGAGCGCGAACAGCCTCCGCATCCTGAGCGGGTTCAAGGAGGAGTGGGTCGTGCCGCCTGGCTGCACGCACTACCGCACCATCGCATCCGGCGCGGGCTTCCTGCTCATCGCCCCCGCGAGCCCCTGATGACGCGGCCCGGCACACATCGACGAATCGTCGGGCGCCGTGGAGCGATCTACGGCATGCCGGCCGCCGCATTCACGCCGATGCTCTACTCGCCAATCTTCTGGCTACGCGACTCGTACACGCTCGCGGCTACGAAGATCGCGTCGTGGACAGACCTCACAGGAAACGGCAATCACTTCGTCCAAGGGACCGACGCGTCGCGCCCGACATACAACGCGTCAAACGCGAATCTTGGCAATCAGCCGACCGCCGACTTCGCTGGCGCGCAGACGATGACGTGCTCGATCACGGGCGGCTACGCGAACGTCACCGTTTGCTACGTGTACAGGCCCGTCACGGCGATTGCAGCGCGCCCGATGGTGACGAGCGGCGGTGTAGCCGGCTCGCTGTATGCGGCGGGCGACGCGATCGCGTTGTACGGCGCTGCTGGGTTTGACCAGCTGAACTTCACGAGCGCAGACGCGGTGAACACGAAGTACCGCAAGGCGCTCAGGTATCCGTTCGGGACTGTCGCATCATCTGCTCCGGACTCCTTCCGGAACGACGTCGCTCAGGGCGGCACACTGAGCAGCAACACGGCCACGAACGGCACTCTGTCCACGGTGACATGGACGCTCGGAACGACTGTGCTCGCTGCAGTCGGCGAGATCATCGCGTTCCCGTCACTCCTGACTGCCGAGCAGGTCTCGAACGTCAACGCGTATCAACTCGCGAGGTTTGCCGCATGATCGTTCCTGGACGCAGCTTCCCGAATCGCACATCCGCGAACGCCGCGATCAATGGAGCGGCCGCAACGTGGGTGCCTCCAACGTACACGAACGTGGGGCCGGGGCCGCACATCAATCACGCCGCGCTGCCTCCCCAGGTGATCGCGGAGCCACTGGAGATGGAAGACGGCACGTGGTCCGTGACGGGCGCAGAGCACGCGTCGTTGCGCGGGCAGAGCGTCAACATGGCGAACGTCAAGCGCCCGGGCCTGCCGGCTCCGGCGCAAGCGCGAGCGCAGGGAAAGCCATGAAGCTCCCGCTCATCCTCGCCACCGTCATCGCGTGCGATCCGCGTGGCGTACCCGCATCGCAGACGCCCTACGCGTCCGACGTGGACCGCGTGCGCATCGAGTGGCGCGCCGACGCGACGCTGCCCGCCGACGACTGCCACGAGCCCGACATCGCGCTCGAGCCGCTGCCCGCGTGCGACGGCGGATGGTGCACGCTGGCGTTCACGCTCGGCGACACGCTCGTCATTCGCGACGGGCTCGACGACGCGACGACGCGGGCGCTCGTACGACACGAGACCGTGCATTGGCTGAGCGCGTGCACGGGCCATCAGCTCACGCGCGTAGACGGCGCGCTCCCGTGGAACCGCAGCGACGCGCTCCATCAGGACCCGAGGCTTTGGGACGGCGTGCTCACGCGCGCGGAGGCATCGCAATGATCGACCCTACCATAGTCGGAGTTCTCGCAGGCGCAGTGGGCACTGTCGCGGGCGTGCTCGGCAAGACGTTCGCGGCGCGCACGGCACGTGGAGAGCGCGAAGACAGCGCCCTTGCGCGCGTGCTCGAGCGGCGCGACGAGGACTGCCGTCGTCTCGGCGACAGGCTCGACCAGTCGCGCACCGAGAGCGATCTCCGTGGCGCGCAGGTGGGCGACCTCGGCGCACGCGTCGAGATGCTCGAAGCACGCGACGCCGAGCGTGAAGCGCGTGTGCTCAAGCTCGACGAGCGGAACGACGACTGCGAGCGGCGCAACGCCGCGCTCGCCCGGCGCGTGTTCCTGCTCGAGCGCAACCGCGTCACGCCCGCAAACGATACCCCGGCAGTGATGCCGACGCAGCACGAAGAGGTAGGTGGCCATGAATGAAGAGAAGGTCTGGAACGTTCCGAGCGCGGTTGCGTTCGGGCTCGCGCTCACCGCAGGCGTCGTCCTGTGTTGCATGGGCCGCGTCGTCGAGGGCGTGAGCGTGCTCGCGATCGCGGGCGGCATCGCTGCGCCGCAGCCGCTGGTGGGTGACAAGTGAGCGCCGTCGCAGACACGCTCGCGGTCGGACCGGGCCCGCGTGTCGCGCCGATCGGCGTCGTCGCCGCGCTCGAGCTGCTGCGCCTCAACGCGGCAGGTACGGGCATCGAAGGCGTGTCGTCCGCGACGCTCGCAGCGGCGCTCGCGCTGCTCCAGAACGCTGTGACGGTCGTTCCGGACGCCGCATACGATTGGAACAGCGCCGCGGAGCACATCGCACTCTCGAACGCAGCGGGCGTCGTCAACGTCACGTTGCCGTCCGAGGCGCAGGTCGCGCTCTGGGTGCCGGGCACGCCTCCGCGGCGCTGCTCGAAGATCAACAACCAGGCGTTCGGGTGGAACTTTCTGACGGCCGCGACGTGCACGATCAACGGCGCGGCCGCCGACGCGAACATGTCGCCCGTGCCGGACTCGGCAGTGAGCGCGAACAACGGCGTGCTCGCACAGACGGTGCTCGTCTACCGCGAGACCGCCACGTCCTACTGGGTGCTCGGAGGCCAATGATGTCGAAGCTCGAAGAGGTTCCCCCGAAGACGCCGTGGATCGACGAGATCGAAAAGGTCCCGAAGGTCGGCAAGTTCATCGGCGGCGTGATGCGCCTGTTCCGCGGACCGTGGCGGCGACGTCACGAGAAGAAGGTCCAGGACGAGATCGATCGTCGCTTCCACGACAAGTTGCGGCACGGCGAGCCCGACCGGAGCGACACGCCGTGAACGCCCCGGCCGGCCCCGACTACGTGTGGGCTCCAGGCGGCGCCGACTGCCGACTTCGCAAGGAGCCGGTCGCGGGCGTCGTCTGGCATTGGACGGCGGGCCAGGGCGCGCCTGACGCCGTCGTGCGGACGCTCCAGCATCGCGGGCTGAGCATCCACTACGTCATCGGCTACGACGGCGCGCTGAAGCGCTGCGCGGACCCGGCGACGACGGTCTGCTACCACGCGGGCTCGCGCGCGAACGGGCGCCTCGTCGGCATCGAGATCGTGAACCCCGCCGTCGCCGTGAACGTGTCGTCCAAGTTCCCTCGCGACACCGTAGCGGCGCGTGCGCACGGTCGCCCGTTCGTGGCGCTCGACTTCACGCCCGCGCAGTACGCAACGATCGTGGCACTCGCCGACGAGCTCTCCGAGCGCTTCGGCATCCCCCGCGTCACGGCGCCCGGCTACGACGTAATCGACGTGCGGAAGTTCGCGGGCCACTGCGAGCACATCCACGTGAGCAAGCGCAAGATCGACTGCGGCGGGCTCGTCATGCGGTGGCTGCGAAGCCACGGCTACGGCTGAGTGGCCACAGTAGCCAGAATCACATGCCCGAACGCGATTTCCTGGCATTTCGTGGCACACGGCGCCGTGCGTAATCCACGTAAAATGCAGTGCTGCGCTAGATTTAGGTTCCAGCGCCGTGAGGCGTGCGGGTTCGAGTCCCGCTTCTCGCACTAGGCTTTCCCACGGGGCGATTTCGGTTTCGGCTTCTTCTTCGTCTTCGACGTCGTTCTCGCGCGGTGGCCACTTGGTGGCCGGAATGCATCGGCTAGGGCCGCTTCGCCTGCCCGCTGGTTGGGGCGGACGTAGCGGTTTGTGGTCGTGATATTCGTGTGCCCGAGCAGATACGCGACGCCGGCCAGGTTCTTCGTGCGCTCGAGCAGGTGCGTCGTCCGGGCGTGCCGGAAGTCGTGGAAGCTCAGGCGCGCTGCTCGATGCGGTTCGAGCCCGGCATCGCGGCCCGCACGGCGAATCGTCTCCCGGTAGTCCACGCGCTTGAAGATCGGCCCGACCTCGGGGCACACGGCGTCGAGCACGGCCCGAGCTCGTGCGGTGATCGCTACCTCGCGGTGGAAGCGCGCCTTGTCCGTCTCGCCACGTATCCGGAGCGTCGAGCGCCCCGGGTAGTAGTCGCCCGGCGCGTGCAGACGGAAGAGCGTCGAGCGGCGTAGCCCCGTCTCGGCGAGCACTGTGAAGAACGCGCGCGCGGGATTGCCCCCGCGTCCACCGCCCGTGCGCTCCGGCATCGCTTCGAGCACACGGTCTAGCTCCTCCTCCGAAAGCTCCACCGTCTGCCGCGTGCCCATGGGGCTCCGCGTGCCCGTAGTGCTCGCAGGCGGGCTCTCGATGTGCGGGATGACGCTCAGGTGGCCGTGCACCTTGCACCACCGCAGGAAGCCCCGGAGCGCGGACAGCTCCTTGCAGACCGTCGAGCGCGTCACGCAACCAAGGCGCGTGATGATGTACGTGGAGACCGAAGCGTCGTCGATCGCGTCCATCATCCGGAAGTGCTCGTTCCAGATCGACTGCGCATACATCGCATAGACCGCGACGGTCTCGGGAGAGAGCCGAAGACCGTTCGCCCACAGGGCGGCGATCTCGCTGACCGTGGGACCGATGCTCGAAGCGCGGCGCTGCGATGCCACCGCACGACCAGCGATCACGTCGGCGTAGATACGGGCTGCCGCTTCCGAAGCGCTCGCAGGATCTCGTTCGCGCGTGCTGATGTTGTGGCGCTTCCCTTGCCACGTGAACCGGCAGATCTGGAACCCGTTACGGGGGTCGGTGTAGAGGGTCCAACCTTCTGCGTGGCGAGCCATCGATCTAGGTCCTCGTATTCGTACATCCAACGGCCGCCGATGCGGATGCGTCCGAGCTTCCCGGCAACGTGCCGATAGAAGCCGCGCAGGCTGAGGTGCAGGTACGCCGCCGCTTCCGACTGCGTTGCGAGCGGCGTAGGGCGGCGAGCGGCGCTCATCGCTCGCCGCCCAGCCCACGGCCGCCTTCGATGGTGGGCTCGAGCGCGACGGGTGGGATGGTGCGCCCATCCGTCGCCTCGATCGCCTCCTGAAATCGCGCGGCTTCGGCTCGTCCGAGGTGCTCCTGAACGAGATCGACCACGTCGCACATCGCGATTCCTGCGTGCTCCACGGCAGCGGCGGACGCGGCGATGCAGGCGTCGGCGCGAACCCACGCACCCACATCACCGTCGAACGTTATTGACCGTCCGAGTGCCTCGCAGAGGTCGTCCGCACCATTTCGGTGCATACACTCCGGCGCGCACCGCTTGCCGTCGTCGGAGGTAACTGCGTGGAGGAGGATAGGGAGCTTCATTGCTGGTCACACATGCAAGGGGTGTAGCCGCATGAGACGCACTCACCGCGGGCGATGGATTCGGACGTTGCAATCTCGGCGCGTACGCGTTGGAGCACGTAGTCCAGCGCATCGCGCGATGCGTCGCAGTTCGTGAGACTCACGACCGCATGTTCGCCGCGAAACAGAAAGCACCCGCTCTCGCGGATGTCCACAAGTGCCGATTCGTACCTGCGCAGTCGGTCGGTCACGCTGCACGCTCCTGTCGTTCGAGAACGTTTGCTGCCGCGAGTCGCTCCGCGAACACGGGCGGCACGCTGTTGCCTGCGAGATGCGTCTGCTGCTCTGCGGTGAGTCGTTTCCCGTTCACTTCGAGGTCGATGACGTACGACGACGGGAAGCCCTGCGCGTTGAACAGCTCGCGCGGCCTGAGCATCCGCGAGCCGATATCCGTAATCGTGACCCCCGCGCCAAACAGCGGACGTGCGTAGCGCTCCTCAGCCGGGAAGCGCGCGAGTAGCTCACGCACCGCAGCCTCGTGAGCCCCCTCGGACAGAAGCGCCGCCGTGAGCGCGTGATGGTCGCGGGCGGTGACGGCGCCGACCGGGCGATGCATGTCGTGACCTACGACGCCTCCGAAGTGCTTCGTGATGAACGCAGCCACGAGACGATGCTTCACGCCGCCTGCGACGACGGTGCCGAGCGGCTTGCGCAGGTCGTACGTGCGCGGCGTCTGTCCCGTGCGCTCACCGTTGCCCGAGTGCACGAGCGTGGCGGCAGCGTGGTCGCCGACCATGTACGGCCGATCGGTGCCGAGCACGTAGCGATGCACGCCGTGCGCGATGCGCTGGAGCGTCTTCTCGGCGAGCTGCTTCGGGCGTTCGAAGATGGACGGACACGGGAGGGACCAGTCGATGATCTCGGCGGCCGTCCGAAACGGTGCGCGTCCAGGCCCATGCGTGGGCGTCGGCCACACGATGGGGTGGCCGTCGCAACGTGCGATCAGGAACAGGCGCTTGCGATTCGTCGGCGCGCCGTAGTCGCACGCCACGAGATTACGCCACTCGACCGCGTAGCCGAGCGCGCGGAGCTTGGAGACGTACTCGTTGAACATCTCGCCTGCGCGCGCCTTGATCGGGTAGTTGTGCACGTCGAGCGGTCCCCACCCTACGAACTCCTCGACGTTCTCGAGGATGATGACGGTGGGCCGCGTGTCCTTCGCCCAATCGATGCCCACCTCGGCGAGGGATCGGATCTCGGCGTCACGCGGCTTCCCGCCCTTCGTCTTCGAGAAGTGCGTGCAATCGGGGGAGAGCCAGAGCAGCGACACCGGACGTCCGCCCGTCGCGTCGAGCGGCTTCAGCACGCGGACCGATTCGCAGAAGTGCAACGCGCGCGGATGGTTGCGCTCGTGCATCGCGATCGCGATCGGGTCGTGGTTGACGGCGATGTCGGGCGAACGACCGAGCGCCTGCTCGATGCCCGTGGACGTGCCGCCACCGCCCGCGAAGAGATCGACCATGAGGCCGCTCATGCGCCCTCCCGCATCGCACCGAGCTTGCGAAGCGCTTCGGTGCGCTCGTGCGTCTGCCTGTGCTCTTCACGCAGCCGCTCGATCTCGTCGGCGATAGCCTTCGCCTCGGCTTCGAGCGCCTTGATCTGCGCGAACCGCTGTGCCTGCTGCACGGCGATGTCGTTCGCGACCTCGTTCGCCATCTGAATCAGCGCATCGAGATCGTCCGAGGTGGCGCCGACGCGCGCCGGCTTCATCTTCGGTGCGACCTTCGGCAGCACCACGGGCGGCGGCGGAAGGATGACGGGCTCGCGTGGAGCAGGCGGCTCGACGCGCGCGGGCAGCGATGCACCTTCGAGCTTCTCGATCTGGTTCCAGAAGACGAACGCGCCGCCCTTGGAGCCCTCAAGGAACTTCACCTTCGCACCGCGTCCGTGGATTTCGGTGATCTCGCAGCGGCGCAGCTTCTTCGTGCCGTCGCCGATGAACGTGATCATGCCGACCTGCTCGCCGATCGCGTACTGGCGTTGACGCTCTGCGATGTTCACGTCATCACCTCCGCTTCGACGACCGCCGTCGGAATCGTCCCGCGCGCGATGCCAAGGTGGTATTCCCACGCTTCCTTGAGGCCGATGTCGCTCAGCCCTTCGACGATGCCCGTCTCGACGTGCGCGAGGCACGCTTTGTAGACGCGCCCTCGGTGCCGCTTGTCGCTCACGTCCCACGCGCCGATCATGGTCGGCAGCCATTTGACGACTTCGTCCACGTGAACGAACGTTCGGAACGTGTTGATCCAGCCGTCCGCCGTGGCCTTCGCTTCGTCGATGCTCGGTCGCGACGCGTTCTGCTTCTGCGATCGCTCGCGCTCCTCGGGGCCATGTGCGTACGTGGCAAGCGGAGCGCTGATAGGCTGCGTCTCGGGATCGTTCTCGGCCTGCCCCATCTCATCGGGCGTGTAGATGCCCGAGAGGTCCTGCGGGAACGCCTTGCGTAGCGCCTGCGCCTCCGCGCACTTCGCGAGCATGATGTCGGGCATCTTCGTCCAAGTCGTGGACGATTGCGCGAACGACACGTGCCGAGCCACGGCGTACATCGGCTCGCGATGACCGCGCCGATAGACGCCCACGCGTGCGGCGGCGGGCGGCGCACCCTCCAGCCAGACGTCACGCCAGGCGCCGTCCTTGCCACACCACTGCGCGGCAGTCTGCCCCTCGTATTCGCCCGAGCGTTCGGCAACGACGCGGAGGCCATCGATTGACACCTGCGTCTGCGCAACCCCGCCGCGCTTCACGCAGAATGCCTGACGCGCGAACGGGTCGAGCCCCAGGCGCTTGCACGTCTGCACGAACAACTGGAACTCGTGGTCTGTCGTGCCCGCAGCAAACGTGGCCTTGATCAGGTCCATCTGGTCGCGCGACCAGTCCTGCGACTGCGAATGAACAATAGCGCTCACGTTGCTACCGTCGCTTCCGCCTCGCGAGCTTCGCTCGCATTGGCCGTTACCTTCGTGAGGAGGTCCAGGTACATCTCTCTCAGCTTTTGAGTACGGATCACGCGACGCGCGTCGTCGGCGGCGTAGGCGGTGGCGGCGGCGGCGGCGGTGGC